CTCTATCTAATACCGTGTCAGCAAAAATATCTGGGGCGTAACTAGTGCTGTTGGGGCTATAGGTGCGGGCACCCGTGGATTCATTGACGATCCAACTGCCCTTGCCTTGGGTGACGTAAGCGGTGATGGAACGCAGGTCTTGTACGCCGCGCCCGGAAAATACGCCAAGTGCCATCATGCTCAGATTGGCATACTTCGCACTGTCAATGGATTCTGCTTGCTGCTCAGTAACGGCAGTGATGCGAAACTCAGGGCCACCATCAAAGCTGAATTGCACTTGCGTGTCGGAACGATTAGAGAACAAGTCCCATTCGTTGGTATAGAGGGGGCCGCGTTCTTTTAGTACGCCATGGATGCCCGCGTTAGGGATTGATTTAAGGGAACCAGTCCAGGCAAATGTGGCATCTCTGTTGTCCTTAAAAGTTTGTACTTTACCTTCATTTTGGATGAAAGCAATGTGCGTCTCGCCGCTCTTAGTTTCTGCACTGATGTCACCGATAGGGTCAAACTTAAATTCCCACTTAGATTGAGAAGGCCCTTTGAATGCTAGGCCAATGAAATTATCTTGATCTGTTCCTCGTCGCACGGCAAATACAACAGGCAAATTTTGGTAGGTGGATGCTCCTGTGTTTTTGTAGGACACTTTAAAGAACGCCATGCGCCCGTGTATGCCATTATCACTGAGCCTGTAACCATCTGGCGCGTCATTTTCCCCGTAATCCTTGGCGCGACCAGAGATGCGTCTGAAGAGCTTGCAGCGAAGTGCAAATTTTACAAAGTCACAAGCAGTAACAGTCTGGTAAGCGGCTGATTCTACCTTGACTAGGCACTTGGTAAAGAAGTCGTCGTCTATATCGGCTATAAAATCTTCCCAGTCTTTCAGGAGAAGTTTTAAGTCGTTGCTGGCATCTTCTTTATCTTTAATCAGAGTATTTAATCTGTCACGAACAGCTTTAACACCCACTTGATCAGTAGTTGTCTGACCTTTGAGTTGCGCTATCCGGCGTTTCATAGCCCTGATGCCGCCACTGCCATAGCGATTGCCATCAAGGCCCCTGAAAGCAAAAGTGGCGTTGCGAAGAAAGCGCACATAAGCAGTGCGTTGCCTTGAAATGTCGCTGCTCAAAAGATCATCACGCTGTTCCCTGAGATCGTCAATTTCATTTTGAAGACGACCAATTCCTCGATTGTTTCCGCGCAGGCGAGTATTATTAGTCAGCACTTTTTTTCCGCTAATTGTCGTTGAATCTTTATCTAGGTCAGTAGACCGTTGCACCTTTCCATCAATTTGGTCATTCAAAGCATCAATTCGTTTTCTAATTTGACGCACTGCACCTCTGGCTCCGTTGCGAAACTCGCGATCATAATCACCATCCACTACATCGTCTCTTAATTGACGAATTTGCTCCAAGTCATCATCAATTTCATTACGCAACTCCTGAACGTTTAACTTAGGTTTGTTGGCCAAAAATGAACTTAAAATTTTCCTGCTAACGGCTATAGAGCCGCCGCTTGGGATTGTCAAAGTTTTTCTTTCGTCAAGCTCGTCAGTCCATTTAACTTCTATATTGTCAGTAAAGTTATAGTTTCTGGGAAAACCAAAGGGCTTAAGCCGCACATTAAATGTGCCTCCGTTTACTGAATCTACTCTCCCGTTAAAGTTAGAAATATCTGCAACGGAAGTTGTCCTGCTTGAAGATACAGTAAAGGTGTAGTCATCTACAAAAATAGTAGATGATACAAGATTGAAATTGTTAGGACTAGACTGTCTTAGCCTGTCGATTGCTGTTTCTTCTGCGTCTGTAAGCGGGTTATCTAATATCCGTTTGGCATCAACCAGATCTTGACGGTCATCTTCGCTCCATATTTTTGATTTAGTTCTTTGGTATGCAGTAACAGGAGGGCGACCAGCTTCTATACATTCAAACTTTGCTCGCACATTTCCGTTGTCAAGGTCAACATCATCACCGCCGTTGACTTCTAGCAGTCGAAATTTGGCTGTGCCCAGCATATAAGTAGACGCTCTATCTAATGACTCTGCAAGCTGGTAACGCATGTCTTTAGCGGCTTCAACCGCTACGTTGCCTTGACGCTTGCCCGCCTTGTCAAAGACAACGGTAATAGTATTGCCCGTCTCGTATCGGCTATTGTTGCCCGTACCATAATTGCCGCCTGCAATGCTGACTCCGAGATTGGCCCATCTTGGATTGCCTGATTGTTGGCGTTCTTGGATTTCAATGTTTAGCGGAATTGGATCATAAACACCAAGTGAAGTTAGGCTGCTGGGACTGAACGCTTGGCTGTACCCATCGCGCCTGTTCTTGGCAAACATAACGCGGCATACGTTGTCCTTACCTGGCGCTCCATCGCGAGTTGGATCTTTGCCGTCTCCCAGCACCTTGTCGTTGAAGGCTACAGGGCCGTTATCTTCGTAGTAGAGCCAAGTATTGGATGCGCTGAATTGCCCCAAGGGAAGCTGACCGAATGCTGTGCGGTCAAAGTCAAGAGCTTTTATCTGAGCTGCTCCTAGCACCAGCAGAAGCTGCATGAATTGCGTGGAGCCATAGCTTTCCACCGCAGACCACACCAATGATGTGGCAATGCGTACACCGCCAGAATCGTTGTGTTCCTTGGTATTGCAATAAACAAGATTAATGGGGTCGCCGTATTGTGCAAGTTCTTGTAAGCTATTAAAACCAAGTCTTGGGCTGAATCGTTGCTCTCGCTGATTTCTTCCAGCTTTAGGCGATGAGGGCTTATCAGCAAGTAGCACTGCTGCCACTTGGAAAATAACGCCAACAACCGTTAAGGCAATAGATATAGTAGTAAGAGTAGCAACGACTGCTGCCGTGGCCGCTGCAGTGGCTGTGCCTGCGATAACGGCGGGCAAAGCGGCCAACGCCCCGTTCCTAACGTCAACTATTGTGCCTTCTTTGGGGTCACTATACGCTTCTTGAATTGACAGAAAGTCAATGTACTCCTCTTCCGTAACGCCAAGCGTTGCGATGAGATCATGCTCGTAGGGAAGAAGGCGCCTTGTCATTTGTTCATCTTATAGTAATAATCAGCGTTGAACGATGGGGCGTGTACAACTCTGCCTCCGGGGGCAATAAATACAATGCCGTAATCAGTCACGGTTCCTAGAGCTGGGCGCTCGCCACGGAATAGAGCAATGGCGCCAGTCGTGGGGGTGGTAGTGCGCTGACCGTTGTCAAAAAGAAATCGCATTAATATGCGATTAGGAAATGAGCCTTCATTGTATTGATTGTACACCCATTGATAAGCACTAGAAAAATTAAACATGCCAAGAAGATGGCGCACTTCGCAGCAAAGTTGGAAGCAGTCAGTAAAACCTTCTCCGTCGCTAGGTTTACTTCCCCATTTGTATTTAAGCCCAATAAGATGATTCATCGCAGGACAAGGTTCGCTTCAAGAGGCAAGATGCCAACGTTGTCCATTGTCAATACACGGGCTGGAAAGCCTGCCCCAACGCTATCCATAGAAGATCGAAAACGTAGTTCTATCGTGTTTTCATTAAACGTAGCTCCCACACCAATAAAGTAGTCAGTAAATTGTGCGCCATTCAATGCTCCCGCTGCATTAGTCCATAACGTTGTCAGTGCCAGTACGCTTAGTCTGTTACCATCACCTTCTTCTACCAAACGAATAGATACTTCTTGGCTGGGAAACAGAACGCGCAACTGCTGGTTGTCGCCATTAAGGCTTGCCAGTGCTCCATCAGCTTGAAATGGTGAGAATAAATAAGGTTTTTGTTCTGCGTCCAAGGGAGACTTAAATGTCTTGGTTTCTCCAATGAAGTAATTCTGAAAGCGATGCGGCTTGCCTGCAGCAGTGGTAAGTCTAAAGAAATTGCAAATGCGGATTTCAGAGGTCATCAGACATCAAGCTCCCCAAGTAGCTCCACTGACACTGTGCTGATGCCATTGTAAACTGATTGCACCGATGGAGCAGAAACATACTCCCAGCGAATGTTATATGGTGCCTGCACTTGTGCAATAAGAGCTGCGCTCATGCCGGCAAAGATTGACGATGGCAAGCGAAAGCGCGAAAAGCCTCCGCTTGTGTCTTTGTAATGATCAAGAATTAGAAAAACAATGTCATCGCCAACATTACTAAATTCAAGCGTCAAGCCGAAACCACTGGGCTTATTGCCATAGCTTCTTTTTGCAGTGGTGCCAGCCAGTGAGCGATAAACTTTTGTTGGAAACGCGCCAAGCGTAAATTGACGCTGCGATGGTTTAAGAGTGGGGAATGTTTGAGACATCAGCGGCCTCCTATGCCTAGGCGAGAGCGCGTAGATGGACTTTGTTGAAGCTTGTCGAGAGTCATGCTCATGCCACGCTTGGCACCATCAGAAGCTGCTTGGCGGCGAGTTGCAGCCATTGCTTGTTCCAATTGATCACGGCTAACATATTCTACTCCATTGATATTAGTGCTTTGGAAGCTCATATTGAGGATGGGACTGCCACTTACCCTACCATTGCTGCCGGTCATTGCTTCACGCAGTCCGCCACCGCCAAGGCCTTTCATTTGCACTGGAATGGAACGACCATCAGGCAATGGCACAATGGCTTCATTGTATTTGCCTTCACCAACCAGGCCAAGAGTGGGACCGTTGACCATGCCGCCATTGGCAAATGCAGTGACGGGGAAGGGCTTCCAGCCACCTAACGCTACGCCACCATTGGCTCCCCTGAGGAGGCCCGCAAAGCCTCCCACAGCACCTCCAAGGCTCATCAAGATGGAACCAATGCCTCCAAGTACATTAGAGATGCCACCTTCCTTGATTTGACTGATGCCTGCAGCAATGCCCATGATGGCGCCTGCTGCCACGCCAATGGCGCCCACTACCTTGCCAAGGCTTTCTTGCCATTTAGGAATTTGGCCTTCAGTGTTGCTTGTAGACGTGGCCAGTGCAGAGGGGAGTTTAGTGGTAAGTGCATCGCTCCACGATGGCAAAGTATCAGCCAAGGAATCAGCTCCCATTTGGAAAGAGGAAGTAATTCCTTCCATGGAAGTGCTAATTGAAGACTGAATGTCCGCAAAGGCGCTAGCTAGTGCTTCGGGGTTGCTAAAGACGCTGCCTGCATCAAAGCCTGGAGCGATGGGCGGAAGTGCGCTGCCGTCGTAGAAAACATTGCCT